TTTAATTGGAGCCTTCATCCCTGATATGGTTCCCTATGTACAAGAAGGGTTTTCCGTATTGTCTACTATGCCTGACTACTACAAAGCATTCTTAGGTGGCGCTATAGCTGCTAGCTTTGGTATCAAAACTTTGTCTCACTGGGGTAAGTAATGTTTCAAATAACTATACCCGGAGGATTGTTTGGTAGTGGAGGCTTTGACCCTGTTGCTCTACAAAGACAAGCAGAAGAACGAGGCAGAGCAGAGCGTGAATACCAAGCTGCTGAGGCAGCTAAACTTGCTGCATTAAAAGAAGAAGTAGCTGAACGTAATAGACTACAAGCAGAAGCGGATGCAGCTAAAGCAGCACAAGTACAACCTGCTAACATCTCTACTTACTATGATGCTCTACGTGCTGGAGAAGACCCTTCACAGTTTGATGATATTTTACAAAGCACATTAGCAGAACAAGACTACATTACATCTGGCTTTGACATGGCTGAAGCAGGTGCTTATGCTGCTCCAGTTGACGATAGGTTTATTGTACCCGGTGGCATAGACACTAGCAATGTAGGTGAGTTTGCATTTGACAAGACCCTAGAAGACTTTGAAGGTTATGACTTTGACTACGGCAATATCTCTAATGAGAACCTAAAGAAGTTCCAAGAAGAACTTATGCCTGTCATGGCTCCTGCTGTAGCACAGGCACAGCTAGAAGGCCAGAGTTATCAGAATGCACTTATACAGGCTTATGAACGCTCACCTGAAGTACAAGAGATATATGCCAAATATGACATATCTCCACAGCGCATAAGCCGTAACAACGCATCTGAGTACGTATACGATCCTTTTACTTTTAGTGAGATACAGACTGTAGACAGAAGCAAAGGCTTCATGGACTACGTAGGAGATGTTGTAGAAGCTGGACTACCTGCAATAGCTGGAGCAGGTTTGTTTGGGCCATTAGCAGGAGGTTTAGCATCTGCTGCACCCACTGCTGTTCAACCTGCCCTTACAGGAGCTTTAACTGGGGCAGCTACAGCAGGAGTCACAGGTGGCGATCCTTTAACAGCGGCTCTTACAGGTGGCTTAGGTGGCTTTGCAGATCCTCTTATTACTGGAGCAGACTTAGGTACTTTTGGTACTGCTGGTGCTAGGGGACTTAGCTCTGCTGCTATTGCAGAACTAACGGGTGGCGATCCTTTACAAGCAGGCTTACTTGCTGCTGGTATGTCTCTTGGCAAAGATGCTTTAGAAGCACTAAGAGATAGCGGCGAAGTAACTCCTCCTACTGGAGAAACTGCTGAAGAACCTTCTGTAGTAGACAAAGCTAAAGAAGCTGTAGGGGGAGTTAAAGAGACTGTAACAGGTGTTGAAGATACTTTAGATCAAATTAAAGAAGATGTAGCAGATAAAGTAGCAGATAAGTTTGGTATTCCAGACGATGGTACTCTTATAAACAATGCTGGAGAAGAATTAACAGCAGCTCAAACACTAGAGTTTGAAAACCTTCTTGACACTGTGATTGATGAAGTGGGTATAGATACTTTTAATTCAGCTAATTTTGACATGGGTGCTTATTTAGCAGCTAGAGGAAATCCCGGACTAGCTAATTTAGGATTAGCAAGCACCACCGAAACAAATTTTTTAGAGAACTTAGGGTGGACAGGAGGGTCTGAAGTATTATCAACTGATGCTGTTGCTCCTCTAACTACTACTCCTGAATCAATACGTACTGTTACTGATATAGAAAGATACGATGCACAAGGAAATTTAATAGTAGATTCTCCTCCTTCTACAGCAGATAGAGTAGTTCTTGAGGAGGGAGGAAGACTAGATGTTGGAGGAACGCAGCCTACCGTTGATATGGAGTTAGTTACTCAAGAGTTTCCGGGATCAACAACAACTGTTACTGTAGATCCTCAAGAAATAATAGAAACAAGAACTACTTTAGAAGACATTAGAGACTTAGCAGGTGGGGGTGGAGGTGGCGCACCAGTCACAGACGTTACTGCTCCTGCTATGACAAGCACTTTTGCACCTACGTCTGCTCCTCCTGTAACTATGCCTTCTGTTACTCCTAACATTACTCCTCCCTCTAATTTGTTTTCGTCAGGATCAGTGTCTAACTTCTTATTAACAGGAAGCATTGTTCAGCCTATTGCAGGCTTATTTGCTTCAGATACTGCTCCTGCTGAAGTATCTTCTGTTGAAGACATTAGTGGAGGAACTATAGGAGACACGGGAGTACGAGAAGCAGGTGAGACAGGGGATACTGGCGAAGCTACTACAACTGGTGGGACTACAGCAGCTACTGCTGGAGGGCAGACTAGCGGCGATGCAGATAGCACAGAAACCGCAGGAGAAGGTCAAGTAGGCGCTGATACTGCTGGTACTGAAGTAGCTGGTGGAGGAGCAGGAGGTAGCGGTGGAGGCACTGGTACTGGTACTGGAGTAGGGTCAGGAACTGGCACTGGATCAGGAACCGGGGCTGGGGATGGCTCAGGAGATGGAGAAGGAACTGGTGCAGGCTCAGGCTATGGCAGTGGTGGGTCAATCACAGAATTAGTGTTCTCTGATTTTATTAACCCTTACAGATCTCAACCATTATTAGAGTACGCTACTACTCTGCCCGGATACGAAGCACCTTTAGACATATTTAGAAGGACAATATGAGTACCACATACTTAAACATAGTCAACGAGGTACTACGTAGGCTACGAGAAGAAGAAGTATCCTCAGTAACACAGAACACCTACAGCAAGATGGTAGGAGACTTTGTTAACGATGCTAAACAGATAGTAGGAGATGCACACCAGTGGTCTACACTACGTACAACTATTGTAGTACCTACTGTTGAAAATACTACAGAATATAGCTTGACAAATGCTGGAGAACGTGTTAAAATATATAGTGTCATTAACGACACATCAAACTTCTTTATGCACTATCAAACACCTAACTGGTTTAATAATGCTTATTACATTTCTGGTGAAGTAACTGGTAGTCCTGACTCATATACCTTTAGTGGTATTGACAGTAACGACGATACTAAAGTAAGAGTATATCCTAAACCATCAGGTGTGTTTAGTTTACGTTTTGATTTAATTGCTAGGGAGCCTGAGTTATCTGGAGATGCAGATACTACAGTCTTACCTAAGAATGCTATTGTCCACAACGCTGTAGCTTTGTTGGCTAGAGAACGTGGTGAGACAGGCGGTACTACAGCACAAGATTACTTCTTGATTGCAGATAAGCACTTGTCTGATGCTATTGCATTAGATGCTTATAAAAATCCTGAAGAATTCATTTACACGGTTCCATAATGGCTCAGAACAGAGAACATATTTATATTGCTGCTCCGGGCTTCAAGGGACTTAATACACAAGACTCCCCAGTAGCTCAGGATGCAACCTTTGCTGCTATTGCTGAGAACGTAGTAATAGATAAGTTTGGTCGTATTGGTTCACGTAAGGGACTAGACAAGTTAACAACTAGCGCAACACCATTAGGGTCTAGTGACGGCATTGAGACTATACTTGAGTTTGTAGCTAGAGATGGCACTAAGACTGTTTTCTCTGCTGGTAACAACAAGATCTTTACAGGCACTACTACACTAACTGAAGTAACGCTACCTGTTGGATATAGTATTACTGCTAACAACTGGAAGATGGTTAGCTTTAACAATGAAGTTTACTTCTTTCAACGGGGTCATGCAGCTATTGAAAGTGTTGCAGGAAGTACAACATTAGTAGAAACAGCAGATAGCGCACATGCAGCACCAGCAGCTAACGAAGCTCTAGCATCCTTTGGTAGACTTTGGGCTGGCGATGTAGCAGGAAATAAGTATACGCTGTACTGGTCTGACTTACTGGACGGTGACAACTGGCATGGTGGCACTTCAGGCTCACTAGACTTAACTACTGTGTGGCCTACAGGATACGATGAGATTGTAGCCTTAGCAGAGTTTAACGACCTATTGGTTGTTTTTGGTAAGCGTAGTATTCTATTGTACTCTGGTGCAAGCTCACCATCTACTATGGTACTTGCTGATGTCATTACTAACATTGGCTGTATTGCTAGAGACAGTGTACAGTCTACAGGAACAGACTTGTTATTCTTGTCTGACTCTGGTGTACGTAGCTTAGGCAGGGTTATTCAAGAGAAGTCTAACCCTATTGGCGATGTATCTATCAATGTACGTGATGAGCTAGTACAGGCAGTAGCAGTAGAGACAGGTAACATTAAGTCAGTCTACAGTGAAGAAAATGCTTTTTACTTGCTAATACTTCCTGAAGTAAACAACATTGTCTTTTGTTTTGATATAAGAGGCAAGCTAGAAAATGGTGGTAACAGGGTAACTACATGGCCCTTTACTGGCATCTTGTGTGGAACTAATACAGATGACAATGAGATTTACTTTGGTAACTCTAAAGGTATCAATGAATACTCTGGTTTCTTAGACGATGGTTCTAATTATACTATGAAGTATTACACACATAGTTTATCTTTTGGTGACGCTAGTAGACTAAAACTTTTAAAAGAAATAACATTTACAATTGTAGGTGGTCAAGGGACAAGTTTATTACTAAACTGGGGCTATGATTATACTGAAGGATACACCAAGCAACTGTTAACAGTAGACGATGCGTCTATTGCAGAGTATGGGATATCTGAGTACAACGTAGAAACTTCACAATACAATTTTTCTATTGTTGTAAACAAAGCAACAACAAAAGCTACAGGATCTGGTAGAGTAGTAACTATTGGCTTAGACGCAACTATTAACGGCAAAGCCTTCTCAATACAAGATGTAAACATTGAAGCATTTATAGGTAGAACAATTTAATGAGTAACTATACTAAGACTACAAACTTTGCAGCAAAAGACTCACTACCTTCAGGTAACGCTGCTAAGATTGTCAAAGGCACTGAGATTGACACAGAGTTCAATAACATTGCAACTGCATCAGCAACTAAAGCAAATACTAATAATGCTGCGTTAACTGGCACTACTACCTTTGAGACTATCTCTGATGGTACTATTGCTATTACTGCGTTTGTAGATGAAGACAACATGGCATCCGACAGTGCTACGCTGCTACCTACGCAACAGTCAGTCAAAGCCTACGTAGACTCACAGGTTACTGCACAAGATCTTGATGTAACTGATGGCTCCACTAGCATTGACATTGACCTAGACTCTGAGTCTTTGGGTATCTTAGGTGGCACAGGTATTGACTCCACTGCTTCAGGCACTGGTGTGACCTTAGCCATTGACTCTACTGTAGCTACGCTGACAGGCTCACAAACGCTGTCTAACAAGACTTTATCTACCCCGGTAGTATCAGGTAACTTGACTACTGATGGCCTCTTAGATGGCCGTGACGTAGCTGCTGATGGCACTAAGCTAGATGGTATTGAATCAGGGGCTACTGCTGACCAGACTGCTGCTGAGATTAAGACTGCTTATGAGTCTAATGCAAACACTAATGCCTTTACTGATGCTGATGAATCTAAACTAGACGGTATTGAAGCTAGTGCAGATGTAACTGACACAGCTAATGTAACTGCTGCTGGTGCCTTGATGGACAGTGAGCTAACCAGCGAAGCATCAGTCAAAGCCCTGAACCAAGGCGTAGCTACTACTGATAGTCCTACGTTTGCCGGTGTTACTGCTCCTGTCACAGGTAATGTCACAGGCAACCTTACTGGTAATGTAACTGGCAATGTTACAGGAGATGTCACAGGAGATCTAACTGGTGATGTTACAGGTAACGTAACTGGTAACTTGACAGGTTCTGTACTTACTGCTGCACAGACTAACATTACAAGTGTTGGTACTCTGGGTAGCTTAACAGTTTCTGGTGATGTTACTGTAGACACTAACACATTAAAGGTAGACTCTACTAACAACCGTGTAGGTCTTCTTAACGCATCTCCTGATGTAACCTTAGACGTTGGTTCTGCTACTGACGCTGTCCATGTACCTACAGGAACTACTGCACAGCGTCCTACAGGCGCTGCTGGTTACTTTAGATACAATAGCACACTAGAGCAGTTTGAAGGTTATACAGACGCTTGGGGAGCCATTGGTGGCGGTGGTGGATCTAACCTAGTCAGTGATACAATGACAGGTGATGGAGTAGATACTACGCTTACCTTGAGCAATGATCCTTTAAACGAAAATAATACTCAAGTATACATTGATGGTGTTTACCAGAACAAAGATACTTATAGTGTCTCTGGAACTACCCTGACATTCTCTACTGCACCTCCTAGTGGTTCTGCTGTAGAGGCTATGACTATCCAGCCTACTGCTGTAAATGTACCTGCTGATGCTAGTGTTACTTCTGCTAAGCTGTCTGGTGATCTTACGCTTCCGGGTGATTTAAGTTTTGCTGATAACAACAAGGCCATCTTTGGTGCTGGCTCTGACCTACAGATTTATCATGATGGCAGTAACTCAATTATTCACGAAACTGCTGCTGGTTCTCTTATCCTCAGAGGAACTAATTTAAATTTACAAACTGACGCTAATGTAAATTATTTACAAGCAGTTGCTAATGGTGCTGTGACTCTTTATCACCAAAGTGGTGGAGCATCTGCCCCCAAACTAGCCACAACCGCCACAGGCATAGACGTTACTGGCAGTATTTCTGCATCAGGCAATGTGGAACTAAAAGGCGGTCAAGAGTTAAGAGTCTATCGTGGAGACAACGCCACATACGGCTCAATAAAGTATCTCACTGGTTCTGGCGGTTTACAGCTTAACGACAAGAATGGCGATGGTATATCTTTCGTTAAGGCTGATGGTGCTACTGAGTATGGCAGGTTTGATGCCAGCGGTAATCTCTTGGTCAACCGTACTTCGGTGTTCACTACTGCAAAGATGGAGATACAAAGTGACGCTGGTGATGCTTCAACTTTAGCTCTGAACAGTATTAATACTGACGGTAGTATCCTTGAGTTTTATAAAGCAGGTAATGCCGTAGGTAGTATAAACAATTTTAGCTCTACTGAGTTTGGACTTGTCTCAGAAAAGAATTTAGTTTTAACCCAAAACACAACTACCGAAAGAAATCTTGTGTTTAGCAGTAGCTATTTTGGTTCTTTTGGCGTTGATGATGCGACAATTGATTTAGGGCGTTCGGTAGGACGCTTCAAAGACCTCTACCTGTCAGGCGGTGTCAAAGCAAACAATGGACTAATAGGTACATCAACACCGCTCGGCAGTTCTATCTTTACCGTGCATTCAAACAATGCTCAAGGTTTAGCCATTGGATATGGCACAGGGACAAATGAATATAGAAGGCTGTATCACCACTCTAGTGGTCTTTATTTTGAAAGCAGTACAAATCAAGCATATTTAAGTGCGGCAGGGGCTTGGACAAACGCCTCTGACGTTACCCTTAAAAAAGATATTGAAGATATTGATTACGGTTTAGAAACAATTAAAAGCCTTACACCCCGAAAATATAAAATGAAATCTGACGATGAAGCGCAGATTGGTTTTATTGCTCAAGAACTGGCTGAACAAGTCCCTGAAATCGTGGGCGGTAAAGAAGGTCTGTTAGGTGTTTCATACGGACAGCTAACGGCAGTCTTAACTAAAGCAATACAAGAACAACAAGAAACAATTGAAGCACAGGCAGCAGCAATAACTGACCTGACTACAAGACTAACAGCACTGGAGAACAACTAATGGCTTTAACTAAAGTATCCAGAGGACTCCTTAGTACAAGTATTGTAGACAACGGTAATGCCACTGCGATCACGATTGATAGTAGTGAAAATGTTGGTATTGGTAGTAGTTCGCCTAGTAGCTACCACGCTCCAGCAGACAATTTAGTAATTGGCTCTAGTGGTGACAATGGTCTAACAATCGCAAGCGGTACTTCCTCTGGCGGTACAATTTGTTTTGCTGATGGAACGTCTGGAGGGGCGCAATATGCTGGGTTTATAGATTATCAGCATAATGGCGATTACATGCGTTTTGGTACTAATCTTGGCGTAGAACGCCTCCGCATAGACTCATCAGGCAACCTGTTGGTGGGTAAGACAAGTGTGGCAACAAATGTTGAGGGTGGCGAGTTAAGGGAAAACGGTCAAGTTATAGCAGTAGCAACAAATGTAAACCCGTTCTTTGGTGCTAGACTAGGCTCAGACGGAGACCTTGCAGTGTTCCGCAAAGACACCACAACCGTAGGGTCTATTGGTAGTGTCACGCAGTCAGGCGCTACTAATCTAGTTCTTGATTCTACAAGTGCTGTTTACTTTGATACAAACGCAAGACCCAAAACCGATAACACGTATGATGTAGGCTCTGGTACTTATCGCTTCAAAGACCTCTACTTGTCAGGCGGTGCATACCTTGGCGGCACAGGTTCAGCCAACAAGCTGGATGACTATGAGGAGGGTACTTGGACTCCTACGCTTTCTGGGTCAACAACAAATCCAACACCTACAGCCGTAACAGTGACTAACGCAAATTACACAAAAATAGGTAACACTGTATTTATAAGAGCTTACATAAACGTTAATTTAAGTAATGTTGGTTCAGGAGCGGCGCAAATAGAAGGATTACCGTTTGCAGTTAAAGTAGGAGCTTATGCCCCTGCTTTGTTTACTCATGGGTCATTAATACACTCAAGTGGTGGTTATTTTGCTTCTGGAGCTACTAGAATTGTAGCAATAGACGATAACAGCGTTGCTGGTACTCCTTTTGCAGGTACTGGAACAGTGAGGTATTTAATGATTACAGGTCAATACGAAACAGCATAACTCAACCATACGCCTAGTGGATGCTAGGCGCGGACAGGAGAAAAACAATGGCATTATCAGAAGCAACAGTACAAGACAAGATTGAAGTAGTAGACTGCGGAGGCTGGAAAGCTATCCAAATCCGTACAGCTACTATCATCAGCAGAGACGGTGAAGAGATCAGCAGATCCTTTCATCGCCACACAGTATCACCCACTGACGATTGGTCAGGTGAAAGCACAGAGGTTCAAGCCATGTGCAATACGTTCCACACTTCAACA